ACTTTTTGTATGATGACTCACTCCTTTCAAATGAAAATATATTTTTAGGTACGGTCGAGCAGGGAGCCACCGATACCGTTAGCGATGCTGTAATCGCGCATCTGGGAAAGCACGAAATCCTCGTCGCCGCACAGACCGCCTGGGGTCATGCCCATGGTGTAGTAGGCAGCCTCCTTCTGTGGGCCTGGCACACACGCCAGGCTGGGCTTGATGTCACCCAGCTGACGGGGGTCGCGACCGGTACCCTTGATGGAAATGTCCTGTGGCTCCATAACGTGTGGGACGTAGTAAGATGCCGGGCGGGCGAGCTGGTACAGGATGGCCAGCAGCAGACCGATGATAATGGCGTGAGTCAGAACTTTGCCGTACTTCATTATATAATAAAGTACAATTTTTTTTTGCGTTAAAGTTTTGACAATACTTTCTCCTAAAGTCATAGAGATGGCTACTGAGATTACGTTTGATACTGGAGACTCGGCTGGACATTCCATCAACCTTAGTGCCGATGACCAGACCCTGCTCGATGAGATTTCTATCCGCCCTGCTGATAAGGTGATTCAGGCCAAGGCTAAACCAAGCCGCCCCCTGCCTTTCATGCGCAGCCGCCCACGTGTCGTACAGGAGGAGGACCCCAACCTGGATGCATTCATGAATCCGGACAAGCGTACTGCCCAGTCTGCCCCTATGGCGGAGGAGTGGGACGGTCAAGAGGAGGGCGAGGAGGGCCCTGAGGAGGGGGGTCAGTACCAGAGCAGCGGCCCACAGATGCCCTCCGAGGGCTACAAGACCATCGAGGATGAAAAGGCGGACCTGCTGAACAAGATTGCCCGCCTGGCAAAGAAGGGTCTGAACACCAACGCCCGCCTGACCAGCTACAGCGACATCGAGGAGATTCGCACAGAGTACAAGCGCCTAATGTACGGCATCGAGGTTGAGCGCTCCATCAAGTTCCAGCGGCGCATGCTCATCGCGACCGTCACCGGCCTGGAGTTTCTGAACAAGAAGTTCGACCCGTTCGACCTGCAGCTCGATGGCTGGTCCGAGAATATGATGGAGAATTCAGACGATTATGACGGTGTGTTCGAGGACCTGCACAACAAGTACAAGAACAAGATTGAGGTGGCACCAGAGGTGAAGCTCATTATGATGGTTGGCGGCTCGGCCATGATGTTCCACCTGACCAACAGCATGTTCAAGGCGGCCATGCCCAGCATGAGCCAAGTTGTGAACCAGAACCCCGAGCTGGTCAAGAATATGATGGATGCAGTACAGCGGACGCAGAACCAGCAGAACCAGGGTCCGCCACAGCCAGGCCTGCGTCGTGACATGCAGGGGCCCGGTATGGACATCTCAGCTCTGATGGGTATGATGGGTCCTCCGCCTCCACAGAATCGCCCAGTAGCGCCACGTGAGCAGCGCGGGGACGATACCGAGTCCGTGTCAGACATTGTCAGCGTCGACGACCAGACGGTTCGCGACGTGTCTCTGCCGGCCGAAGGAAAGGCGAAGCGTGGCCGCAAGCCAAAGGCGACCGGCAAGAAGGAGGTTTCGTTCTAGCTAGGGAAAGAACTTTTCTAATGTAATAATATGCAAGGGCTCTCATATGCCCCCTTTGAAATGGACTTGGGTCCTCCAGTCCAGATGATGATGCCTTCGAGCCCGATAAAGACCGATCGGACCGAATGCAATTATCTTGTCATGTTTTTTGTCATGGGTGTTGTCCTCCTCGGCATCAGTGACTCCATGTCTGATTAGAACTTTAGCACGCGGCGAACACGGGGGCCACGCTTCGCACCAGCATTGCTGCGCTTCTTGCGCATACCAACGCCCATTGGGTTGGGCAGGTTCCAGCTGACCGCCTTGCGAGGGCGGCCGCGGCCACGTGCCGGCTTGGGGCTGAACATCTGACCCAGGTACGGGTTGCGCTTCAGGCGCACCACCATGCCACCCTGGCGCGGGGCGTATGCCGCACGCTTGCCACCGACGTTCTTGCGCTCCTTGCGGTTGAACTTGGGGCGGATAGGGCTGGGGATGGCCAGCAGGTTCTTGACATACTTGGTGGCGCGCTCGGTGCCACCTGGGCTCTTGTGGAGCTTCGCCTTGGGGTTGTACGACATACCCTTGGCGGTACGGACAAAGTACTTACCGGTATCTGAGCGGAAAATAACGCGACGCTTGGTGTTCAGGAAACCGGTGTTGGTTGGAGACATTATACTATTGATTTTTATTTTTTTTGCTGACCCGAAGGGTCCTAAATCATACACTTGTTCGGTCTGAGCTCCTTCTTGGGCGCAGGCCGACCATCGACATCAAACCCCGACTCGTGATACATCTTCAGTCGCTTGTTATACATTGCCCACATGACAGACCAGTGGTCCACCATGTCATAGATGACCGGGTCGTTCTTCTTCCCCTTGGTTTCACGCATGATGCGCCCTACAGCCTGCTTCACGTCCGAGTGTGGCGTGCTCAGGAGGACCGTGTCGAGCGCAGGTATATCCAAACCTTCATGTGCCAGTGTAAATGTAGCCACGATAACCTGTGCCTTGGCCGACTCTGTCAGCTCCGCCTCTTTCATCCCACCTATATACAGTGCCGACCCCTCGATGTGCTCATTCAGCCATGCGCAGTGACCTCTCCGGTCTGACAGAATTAATATTTTTCTTTTTTCTTTTTTTAATTTTTCGATAGTGTCGAGTATCAGCTGGTTGCGACCCGGCAGCTCGACCAGCTGGTTGACCACCTCGGCCAGACTCACCTTGCCGAATCGTGTGCATGGTGGGGCCGACCTGTACTCCTGGCAGTCAAACTGGAGAGGCACCACCTTCACCTGTGCCTGATTCTCCCGTTCGACCGTGAAAAAGTTGGGGCCCATAAACCAGTAGAGCAGACGAGTCAGTCCATCCTTGCGGTCGGGTGTTGCCGTCAGACCGAGCGTATACTTGGGGCAGAGCTTGAACATGAATTGCGAAAATGCTGGAGCGCCGATATGGTGCGCCTCGTCCACAATCACCAGACCGATGCTGTCAAAAGCTCCCGGCTCGTGCTCGCGGATACACATCGTCTGAATCATGGCAATCACAAAGTCGTTTTCGAGTTCGAGCTTGTCACCCTGTACACGGCCGATGGTTGCACCCGGGCAGAACTCGCCAATCTTTTCGGCCCACTGGTTCGCGAGGAACTCCTTGTGTACGACAATCATAGTTCGAACACGGAGATGGGCAGCAATGGCCAGAGCACAGGTCGTTTTCCCGAATCCACAGGGGAGCGAAAGAACTCCTCCGCCGTCAGCTTCGAAAGATGCTTTTGCTCGTTCAACCGCTTCTGGTTGTCGCGTCGCCTCTCGCAGAACACCGCTGAACCGAATATCAGCATGAGCAGGCCTGGACCTCTGGTCGGTGGTAGGGGGACCGAGCTCGCTACAGCCAAAGTACCTGGGAATAATGAGCCCCTTGGACGTCTCTCTGAAAACCTTAAACGATGGTGGGCGTATACCCATCGCATTCTCAACTGCTCTAACAGTGAGTTTCTTTTTTATTTCTATATTTTTTTCCGTCAAGTACCCAGTATTTGTCAACATACTATACTAGAGGTGAACTTCTTAAACTGATAATGATATGGTATATGTTACCGCCCCAGTACTTCTTATCCAGTATAACTTCAACCGTCTCATTCAGCTGTAATTCCTGAATGGGACGAATGCCCGATACTTTACACATGACCCTCCCATACCGCCATGGCACCTTGGCACGAATCACTTGGCCATCAATTTCTAAATTTATATATTTTCTACCTTCGACATCGTACCATGGGGTTGTGATTCTGGCCATCATCATTAATTTTTATAAAGTTTTTTTATTTATGAAGTATACGCTTCTGGAGCACCCTCATCGACATAATTTTCCTCCTCGTAAGCCTCGGTCTCATCCTTGTAGCTTTCTTTTTCGTAAGTGGCCATTTCCTCCTCATAGGTCTCGGGCTCCTCCTTGTAAGGCTCGGTGGCGGGTGGGGCTTCTGTCACAACCTCTGCAATGTCTACTGCCGGTAGATACTGTATTGGTATAAATTTTGTTATAGATAATGGCAGGTCTATATACCCGTTCAGGTTGGCGTACACCAACCCTATGCCCAATAAAATTAAAAATATTATAAAAATTAAAAATTTCTTTCCAGCACTAGCACCCGATGGGGCCGACACTGGAGCCGCTGGAGCCGCCGGGGCTGCTGCCTGAATGATTATTGGCATTGGCTGTGCACTCATTAATAGTATCCGACATAAAAGTCTGATTCACAGGGTCGGTCTGAAAGACCTCAACCTCTACAGGGCCACTGACGCTCGGGAAGTTTACCAGTATGCCTGTATTCAGGTCCATAAGTTTCATATAATTCTTAATCTGGTTACGATTCTCCTCCTTGAGCCTGACGACTGACTTGAGCTCGACAATCATACACTGGTCGATGACGAGGTCAGCCCGCAAGTTGCCAACGTTGTGCCCCTGAAAAAATATTGGAATAATTCTTTCTGTTTCATAACTGACTGAATTCATACGGAGCGCCACCTCAAAGGCGTTGTGATAAACACGCTCACTGTACCCAGGCCCCAAACTATCCCACACATGATTTGCCACCATGCGAACAAGGTACTCCATGAAAATTATTTAAAATAAATCTTTAATAATAGTACAATGGGTGTTCCAGCATATCTTCCAGATGATGTACGTGTAGCGTTGGCATCAACTAATCTCACTGTAGCCGTGGCAGAGCCCGTGGCAGAGCCCGTGGCAGAGCCCGTGGCAGAGCCCGTGGCAGACCAGGTTGCACAGACGATTGAGCAGGAGGATGTGCCAGTCGCGCGCGCCGCTGCACTGATTGAGGAGTCACTGAAGCAGGTGCCAGAAGTGGAGGAGGAGGAGGAGCCGGAAGTGGAGGATGTGCCAGCCGACAAGGCTCTACTGTGAAGTTCTGTGACCGAGCATAAACATTCGCAGTTTATCTTCTGACGTGTACGAAAAATTAAAAATATCAAAATTTTCAATAGGTACATTAATTGTTTTAAAATTGTACGAGTGGCGAAGGCCACTGATGCATGACAGTATCGAGTAGGCGTACGACTTGAGGTCTTTGACTTCACGTCTGTGCCATGTATCAATGTCTAGACAAACAGTTTCTTCAAAATTCTTTCCTATGAAGGGGGCACCAGGAACTTTTTCTTGTGTCCCACCATCGATATAGTTCCATTCACCAATTTTGACAGAACTCATGAGGAATGGCACAGCGATGGATGCGGTGACCGCCTGACAGACGCTCATGTCTGGGTGCGAGTCGACCGAGAAATAGACAGTCCTTTGAAGGTCGACACAAAAGGCGGAGACGTGTAGCTTCACTGGGTTGTGCTCGTACAGCTCCCGGAAGGTGACATCATCTTTTTTTAAAAATTTTTTACATGTTTTTTTGATGGTGGCTTCGAGTTTGACTGTCGGCACCAACCCAAATTTTGTAAAAAAGTTTTTAATATTTGGTTTCATAAGCTGTTTCACGGGAATCTTGATAGAGTGATCCAGTATGGCCTGGATGTCACCCTTGGTCGCGAGAAACAGGAACAGGAGGAGGGCGCCGGCGCTCGCCCCACTCACTTCCTCAAGGTTAGTAGTTTTTAGTCGACTAAGAACTCCTAAATAGATAAAGTATCCCATGGCACCAGGGCCAATCGCGAGATATTTCATCTTCTAGTAGTACTTTGCAAAAAGGGTACGCATAATAGCGAACACGATGGCGAACACGAGGGTGTGCACGGCGGTCGCCTCCATCATGGTGCCACCCGGGGGCAGCATCACGACCAGTCCTGGTGTGAGCAGCACAAACAGAACTGCCGGCACGACCAAGTCTGCCGCTGTGAACGTGCGCTTCAGTGCGTACTTGTACACGATAAAGAGCGCCAGGGACACAATCAGGGCACGTGGCAAAAGACCGAGGCGGCTGGGGGCCAGCTGGAGTGCCGCGAACAGGGCT